CCAGTATTGTGCATCAAGAACTCGCCATGCGAGGGAATAGGATTCTGCCAGAATCTCTCCGGCTTTTGTCCATTTTCCCGCAGGTCGAGGAATTGAAATGCTGCTGTCTTTGACCGAACAGATGGCTTCGAGGACACAGCGGAAATCTTCTCCGCCGTTGGAAGAAAATGCTCCGGGGACGTTTTCCCAGACGATGTATCTTGGATATTTGCCATTGCTTGCACACCTCATTTCTCGGATGATACGGATTGCTTCATGAAACAGCGAAGAACGGCTGCCGTTCAGACCGGTTCGTTTTCCGGCGATGCTCATATCCTGGCATGGACTGCCAAAGGTGATGATGTCCACAGGCGGCAGCTTTGCACCATGCAGTCCGCTGATATTGCCGAAGTGTTGTACCTGCGGCAGCCGTTTTTCTGTCACACGAATGGCAAACGGTTCGATTTCAGAAGACCAGATAGGCACAATGCCAGCTAACAGTCCGGCAAGCGGAAAACCGCCGCTGCCGTCAAAGAGGCTGCCAAGGGTGAGATTACGCATCTGACACCTCTACTTCCGAATATTCCATTCGCTTCCCATCCCGAATCAAATACACATCATCGGAATTTCCGTCATGGAGTTTTATGTACCTTTCAACGGCTACATCAACAAACTTCGGTTCAAACTCTATGCCGTAACAAATTCTGTCAAGCTGGTCGCAGGCAACAAGCGTAGATGCTGAACCTAAAAAGCAATCAAGCACTAAAGCATTGGTCTGCGTCGATAAACCGATAAGATAGGCGATAAGAGGAACAGGTTTGCTTGAGGGGTGTCCGCAGCCGTCCTCTTTGCTGTTTTTGATACGGTCAAATTCAAATACGGTCACTTGTTTCTGATCCCCGTACCAGTTATGTTTCCCGTCCTTTTTCCAGCCGAAAATGATAGGTTCGTGGATATATTTCCAGTCTGTTCGGGTGAGAACAAGGCGGTCTTTCTTCCAAACAAGACCTGCACCAACTTTGAAGCCGGCATCTTCAAAAGCATCGTGAAAAATTCTCGCCTTTGAAGTGGCATAGAATTCATAGAAACTTGCATCTCTCTGCATATATTCGTGCAGATTTTTGAATACTTTCATTAGAAATTCATAGGCTTCTTTATCGTTAAGATTGTCATTTTTGATTTTGCCTGACGTACTGTTCAGGTCGACAAAATATGGTGCATCTGTACAGACAAGGTTTACTCTTGTATCACCAAGCAACGCATTGAATGTTTCAGGCAAAGTGGAATCTCCGCAGATGACAGTATGTTTTCCAAGATGCCAGATGTCACCTGTTTTGGATTTGCAGGGCTTTTTCAGTTCTGCATCTACATCAAAATCATCCTGTTTTGCTTCATCACTGTTAATGTCGAAAAGGTCAGCAATTTCAGATTCATCGAAACCAGTCAAACCCAGGTCAAATCCGAGATTCTGCAACTCTTCCATCTCAACAGCAAGCAGTTCTTCGTCCCAGCCGGCATCTAACGCCATCCGGTTGTCAGCAAGAATATACGCTTTCTTCTGTGCTTCTGTCAGATGGTCGGCATACACACAGGGGACTTCTGCAATGCCTTCTTCTTTTGCCGCCATAATGCGTCCATGTCCAGCCAGCACATTGTATTCCCGGTCGATAATGACGGGATTCACAAAGCCAAACTCACGCAGAGAAGAGCGAAGCTTCAGGATCTGTTCCTTGTTGTGCGTTCTGGCATTATTCGCATAGGGTACTAACTTGTTGATGTCAACAAGCTGAAATTCTGTGGTTGTGGTCATCTGTAATTCCTCCTCTGCTGAATTCTGAGCATACCTTTTCGGGCGGCATCCATATTGCCTTTGACAGCCTGTCCTTTGATTGTGCGATATTGCTGTTTGGTCATCTTCTGGCGATTGGCTTTCAGATCTCGCCAGAACTGGGTATCTGCTTTCATGTATTTCTCACTTTCTGCTGCTCAGAAGCTGTTCCATCAAATCGTCCTGCGGTGTGCCGTCAAATTTGGTCGTGCAGTTCTGTTTCACAATATCGAAAATCTCATACCAGAGCAAGTTTGCCTGTTTCTGAAATGTCTGGCTCATCTGCACAAACGGGGAGGCAATAACGCCGCCGGTGGTCGGGTGCTTTCCCAGCAGTCCATAGGTACTGAGGGCTTCTTCACACTGTACAAATCGGGCGAATGCCTGTGAGTAGCTTTCCAGCAGCCGTTTGTTGACGTGCTTTTCACAGCCACGCTGTTTCAGCCAGAGCCACGTTTCTTTGTACACAATGTCTGCTCCCAGCGGTTTTCCGTTCTTCTGCTGGGCAGACAAGTATGCACTGGGGCTTGGCATATCCGCACCGGTCAAATCAGCGGCATCGTCCAGATCAGCTGCTTCCAATTCCGGGGCATGAAACTCCATAATATCTGCATCCTTGCCCTCTGCAATTTTGTCGGAGAGGGCTTTCGGCTTATCGCCTGCACGAACTCGTCTGCCGCCTCTTCTTGTGCCGTCCTTTGCCATCTGATTTCACCTGCCTTTTGAGAGAAAAATAGCCGAAACTGCGTAGGTTTCGGCTTGTTTGCATATTTTCGGGGTTAATCCCCCATTTGAACCTTGGTTTTTGTGCGTGAGAGGGAACGCCGGTCTGTAAAAAATTCACAATTAGCGATTTTTATCCCCCCACCGGCAGCATTTTAGACACAATCAATACCGATAGACGGGATTTCGGTCTTCCGTCCATGTCTTGCGGTCGTGGCAGGGCTTGCATAACGCCTGCCAGTTGCTTTCATCCCACACCAGATGCGGATCACCACGGTGAGGAATGATATGGTCGACCACGGTTGCTGCCGTGAACCGTCCCTGTGCTTTGCAACGCACACACAAAGGATGCCGGCGGAGGTATGCCTTGCTGAGCCGCTGCCACTTGCTGCCGTAGCCACGCTTGGCGGCAGACGGTCGGTCTGGGTGCAAGGGCTGATGCTCCGCACAGTACAAACCATCTGTCAGATTGGGACAGCGGGGATGCTTGCAGGGCTTCTTACATTTCCTCGGCACAGCAATCACAGCCTTTGCAACTATCTTCTGTTTCTGCAGAGAGTTTTTTCAATGCTTTTTGGTATTGTTCCTTCACCCAGGCAACGCTGTCATTCAGTTCATCTGCAATGGCATCCCATGTTGCAGCGTAAAGATACCGCAAACGAAGGATCTCACGCTGGTCGGCATTGTGATTTGCCATGATAAGTTCTTCCAGCTTCCGTTTCAACCGAATCGATGCAATCAGATCGTCCCAAGCTGCCTCCACGATCTCATGTATTTCATCTTCATCGATTTCCATCGCCATAGCTTTCCAATCCTGATAAATCACACTCTGTTCCTTGATGCGTCTGTTTAGATCCATACTGTTTCTTAAAACTTCTTTTGCAAGCATATCGATTCTCCTTTATGGACACGAAAAACAGCCCTCGCAGAATTTCTTCCGCAAAGGCTGTTTCGCTTTCTCCTGTTTTCCTACTTTACAGTATACCACATATGCGAACTATCATCAAGTGTTATGAACTATCATGAACTATCAACTTTTCATCCCTGCCAAGGCTTCCCGGTGCAAACGATAACAGGAAGGTTTACTGTATCCCATTTCTTCTGCGATCTGATTCCAGTCCTTGAATTCCAGATAACGCTTTGCCAGAATATCATGATGCTCCGTATCTGTGACGGCTTTTATCGCAGTATCAAAAACTGCTTTCAGAGCTTCCAGTTCCTTTTTTGCAGTCTTTACTTCTTCCTCCAAGGATAAGATCTGAGAAACGCCGCTTTCCACGGTGTGGGATTCCGGCGATACGGGTTTGGGCAAATCAGAATAGGCAGGTGATTTGGGAAAAGAAAGTTTCTGACGAAGAGCATCTGCTTCCTTTTGTTTTCGGTCAATCCTTCTAAGAAGTCTTTGTACCTGTTTCATGTATTCTTTTGCTGTCATGCCGTGATCTCCTCCAGCATTCTTTTTACCTCCTCCACAGAACGGACGATGACAGCGTTTCCGCCGCATTTTTGTATTTTGCGAAGAGCCGATTCCTGCAAAGCAGTTGCTTTTCCTTTCTCCGTTTTTACTTCAAAGGCAAAGAACCTGCCGCCAATGCAGGCGATCACATCGGGGATTCCTGCCGTTCCATACATCCCGCCATGCTCCTTCCAGCAAAAACAATTCGGTACGGTTTTCAGATACCTCAAAATCGCCCTTACGATATCCGCTTCTTTCAAACTGCTCACCTCT